AACTGCTGTTGTACCTCCATCTGGAGCAGATGAGAACGCTACACGGGGTGGGTCAACATAACTGTTACCCATGTTAGATAAAATAACTTTTCCAACTGAACCACCAGCACACATACTAGCGTTTGCTGTTGCTTGTGTGCCTACACCGACTGCCAGGAGTCGCAGTGTAGTCATATGTCCGATTTGTTCAATCTCATCATCAATGGTCTCAACACCGGTATCAATAACTTCATCTTCATATCTGAACAGTTCACATCTTAATTGATAAACGTAGTTCTTTTGAAGTTGATAGAAGGGTTGCTCATGCTCTACATATTTGATTTCAAACAGTCTTTCACCTAGAGGGAAGTAAATCAAATCTCCTTCTTTGGGTCTGGTTGCCAACTCAACGTTGGGTAAATTCTTAATTAATGGTGTAATATAATCTTCAAATCTTTCTCTTGAGACGATAAGTGTTAGATCATCTTTTTCCTGAATGCCAAACTTTGAGAGGATAGTGCCTTCACCGCCATATCCATCATAACTATCCACATATGCCTCAATAGGATAGGCATTGTCAAACTCTGATTGAATTACTTCTTTGATTACAGTAAACTTCGTCAGGTATTTGCGAGGCATATAATATACCTCAATACCATACATTTTAATCTGTTCATTGACCAGGCTTTGGATTAAACTTTGCTCGCCTGATGTGCCGTTCTGAAAAAATGGATTAAGCATATCATCAACCAATCAAATCGAGTGGTGGTAACTCGTATGTGCTCAACATCTTTGCTTTGATTTCGTCGAGTTCTCTTTGACCATCGTCATAAATCTGTCTACCATTAAATTCAATACCACCTGGTAGTTTGACTCCAGTAAACTTCATGAGGTTTTGACCCCACTGACGCTTGATTAGGGACGTTAGATACGGTTTGATGAAAGAATCGTTCCATACTCTTGGATAATCATTACCATCCATGACTGACCAACAATCAATAATTATAAACTCTCCCTCTTTTAATTCTGACCAATCTACGTCAAGATACATTCTATCTTGTCTTTGGTTAAATCTAATCTGCTTATGAGTATTAAGTAAAAAGTTTATTGTTTCTATATACCCCATAGTCATTGAATACGAAGTAAGATCATATCCAGTTGATCCACTTCCTTGTAGACCAACAATATCATTAAGCATCAACTGATACTTCAAATTAAACATTCCCGATGATAATCCCTCATTGTATTGAAATATTTTATTAACTCCAATAATTGAGGGAGGAATTTGTATGTAATTACTATTTTGATAGTATGTAAATGTTGTATTATCTCCACCAATGTCAGCAGATGCTGTGATATTAGTTATACCTGTTGTTCCGCCAACATCGTTAGGCGGAGCACCTGGAGGTCTTGCTTTTCCTCTTTTAACATCTTCTTCAGTTATTTGATATTTAAGATATACCTGTGTTACTCCATCAAAATGTCTCTCTTGAAAAAACTGTACCGCATCATCAACTAGATCCTGCAGTTGTTCTTCAGCAACATTGATTTCAACAACTGGAGCACCCAATTGCCTTAAGCAATAATCGATAAGTTCTTGTCTAGTGGATGGTTGCGCCATTATGAGACATTACTTTTTTACTATTTAGTTAGGTCGTAGAAATCCCAGTATAAACATTGATATTGCCTCTGGCAATACTATAAACGCTACTTCCTACGGAAACAAAGATATCATATACATATCTTCCACCCTTTATTTGTCTATTGGTGGTATCAGGTAATGTAATCTTAAATTCACCAGCACTAGCACTTGTAATTGATTCTGTAAAGTTTGCCACTACATCCATCGACGCTGCTTGACCAGCGGATTTCATCATTCTTGAATGCACCGTATGAGAGGTCAAATCATAGTTTGACCTATCGTTGTTCAAAATCTTGAATGTCTCTTCAAAATCAGCACCGGTATACATTGTAAGATTGACACCATAGGGTGTCCTTACTGTGGGGTCAAAGGTGATTGTATTATTAGCCATTTGTTAGTGACCTCAGCAAAGATTTGATTTCATCTAAATCACCTTTAATTTCATCAACTTTATCTTCTAGTTGATCGACTCTTTCTTTTTCAGATTTGAGTCTATTTCTAGCATTCATATAGTTGGTATAGTCAGTTTTGTTTGTATTGATGATGGCTCTACTGCTTGTATCGCGGTAGAGACCATCTTTTCCTTCTACTGGTAATCGTTCCATTATACTGCGGCAATGACTCTAAAGTTTCTAAATTGTGGAACAATCGCCTGGTTTGTTGATGTTCCGACAATCTTGATTCTGAAGAAGTTGAATGGGTCTAACTCATCAATGGAGAACTTATACTCCTTAAACAAATTCAAGGAAGGTAGTTGAGTGTAAATGTCCGATTTGGGAATAAACACATCAGGTCCACCATCAGCATTAAAGGGTTGAACGACCTTTCCAAACTCATCGGTATTGTTGATACCAGGGAATGGTGTAAAGATACATTCTTCCGCTGGAAGATCCTGATTAACAGCATAGAACATTCTAACATCATTGAAGTTAGAGACGTATCCATCAATAAAGACTCTCAAAGATGTAGCAGGATTTTCAAGAACGATATTCTTAGTAACGTACATAAGACTATTAGGATCATTAGGAATATCCTTAACTCTAACGTCGCTCTTGTAGTTGCTAATTGGTTGGTTTGCTCTATTAGAAACAAAAATAACTGATGCATGATCTAGATCAATAGCAGGCGAAAGCCTAGCATCACTTGTGTTCAAGTTTACATTCAATGTCATTGACTTTGCTCCGGGCAAAGCGTTCAGATAGGTTCTTTCGTTAACGGGCGAGACAACCATTCTTTGTGTTTCAAAATAGTTTTGCTCGTTCAGAGAAACCTCCTGATAACCTTTATCGAGGAATGAAACTTCTATTCCATCAACACTAGTTTCTGAAATAGTTCTAACAGACGCATTGAGAGAACTACCAGTTGGAGAAATACTTCTAAGGTTGGGAATGACCATAGAATATGGGAGATTGTATGTGCCTTTAGCAGCAATACCACCACCTGTAGTTCTCTTAGTGAAGTAACGCGAGGAGAAAGAACCAGAAGTAGCACTTCTATCTGTTCCACTCTGTGCCATGTTCACCTTAACGTGATAGGAGTCAATATCAATACCATTAGTAATTTGGGAATCAGCGAATAAATGCTCTTTGTTTATTCTTCTCAAGGACACACCACCAAACTCATATCTGAATACAAGTTCATTGAGTGCATGAGACGCAGATAAAGTCCCATCTACACCTCTACTTGTGATACCAGTTAGTGTATTTCCGGCAACTCCAGTATATGAGATGATTTCATTACCAATCTTGGCATATCCAGGATTAGTGACACTAACAGGAAGACCCTCAAAGTCTGCCATATTAGCGGTTGTGCCGACAGAGATAGCACTATTGGCAGTTCTACCATACTGAGATGCCAAAGCAGTAGCTGGGATATCAGAAGAAACGTTTTGAATAGTAACTCTGTTTGTGTCAGCATACATTCCATGGTTTCTCTGGAACACCTTAAGGTGTAGTCCATCATCTTGAGGATTGACTCTCGCGTTCGCAAGAGGAACTACACTTCCACCAGTACCGACATTTACATCAGATGTAATACCCGTTTGCGTGGTGAATCTTAGATAGTTACTTGCTCCATAGAGAAGTTCACCCTGAACATTAGTTACTTCAATCTCATTAAATCCTAGGAGTTCCTGAACTGACAACTTCATATCGTTACCAATCACACCAAACCCAACTAGATTTCCTTGGACAGGTGCCAAGACATCCGCGATGTTATAACCATTACCACCGGTACTGATAGTAGCAGCAATCGCAACACCACCAAGAGTAGTAATATCTGCTTTAGCATTAATGCCATTTCCAGTGATTGAAGTAAGAGCAACCCCTGTATGTGTAAATTGACCGGCGGCAGGAGTATATCCAAGACCAGGATTTACAAGTGACATTGCTCCCGTCGCTGAACCAGCAAGTCCAACAACAGTTCCCTTGAAGTCAGAACCGATCTGAATAAGGTCGGTTCCAGAAATAAGATTGTTTCCAGCAGTATTTCCACTATTACTAATTGTTGTACCAAGACCAACATTCATTGATCTTGACTTAACAGAAATACCATTTTTGGTAATCTTTTCAAGATCCGTTGGGAGATTTGGATTAAAGAATTGAACTAGACCGTTGGAAGTAAAATTACAACGATATGCTACAAACTTAAGATCCTCATACTGACTAGGAGTCCAAACTCTGGCGTTCTGTGACTTGAATAGAGAACCAAGTAGTGGTTGCTCTGTGACCAATATCTGTCCCGCTTCTGTTGCTAGTGTGGTTACATCAGACTCACCGATTCTAGAAATCCAAACATTATATGAGGTGACATCAGAGAGGACCGTAATAGCATACTCAGTTTGTGGATTTAGATATACTGGAGATGGGAACACAAAAGGTGTTGGAACTGTTCCATCTTCAGAAAGAAGAACTTGATTTGGTTCAAGCACAACTTCAGAGAAAGGAACAATAACCTCTGATGGAGTACCGAGTTTTGTCTCACGAATTTGAATTGTGACAGGAAGATTATTATCCTTCGATTGGAAGAATAATTCAATTCTGCTAATATACACACCTGTCAAGTCATCGACAAAGAATGTCTGTGCAAGAGGGTCTCCACCGCGACGACGTGGAGGATCGGGTGGTCTTGGCGGTGGTGGTGGGGGTGGTATTCTTACTGCGTTAATATTTTGTACGATACTTGTTTGATCAGTTTCACCTGCTAGAACTCTTGTCTGAGGATCAAAGTCAACAGTATCGACGGAAGCATTTCTAAGAGAAAGTGTAACTTCTTGAGTGTTATCAACATCACCCTGAGAATAAAAGATTTCTTCAGCAATAGAAGAAACCGATCCACTAATATTAGAATTGGTGACACTGCTACTTAGTTTAAAGTTAGATCTACCAGTTTCAAATGTAGGGTTAGCAGTATTAGAAGAATCTGGAACTCTGTATGAACCAATTACGGTGCCAACTCGGTCTGTAACAAGTGCCAATCTAGAAACAAATGCTTCTGCTCCACTTGTCTGACCTCTAAGAAGCATTCCCTGTTGAATATATCCAGAGAACTGAGGTTGGTCTTCAGCGGCAAGAGTATCAGTATCAACATTTAGAAGTGTTGATGACTCTGTATATGCTGTAGCAATTGATGAAGTTCTATCATAAGGATTACTGTCAAAGACATCAGATGGTTCATTGAAAGAACCATACTTATGATTAGCAACACACGCTCGGAATGTAATAGAAGCAGAACCAGCAGATGACGACTCTTCTGTATCTAATGCCGACTGCATTACACCTTCTACTGTTTCGCCTGTCTGGAAAACTCCAGATACCATACTAATTTCAATCAATTTTGGAACAATAAATTTATTAACATCTACGGCATCAAAGAACGAATACATTCTTGTGAATGGCTTCAGTCTCTTCGCAGTAAACTTAATATTGCGAGATCTCATAAAGTGAATGATCTCTCTATTGATCACTCTATTACCAAGACTTTCGGTATTAATTACTTCATTAACTGTTTGTTGACTACCAGTTCTTTGTTGGTTTAATGAAACAGATCCATCAAGAACAATGCTCTCAACAGTAGTTCTAGCAGAATCGATTCTATTGTTACTAACACCTTGTGACGCAAGTATAGCATCACCATTTCCTTGATCTCCACGCGCTGCTGCTGCGTTTAGTGATTCTGTTCTTTGTGATAGAGAGATATCGAGTTGAGCACCAACGGTCTCCCAAGAATCCCAAACAACAGGAGCAACACCAATTCTTGATCCATCTTCGGCAGTTTCTACTTCTGCTTCAATCAAACTAGCAATACTTGAAAATGCTCCTTCTTGAAGAACATCACGCACTTCAAGTTGATTTGTATCAATCCAAACATCAACAGATGGTTCAAGATCAATTGAACCATTGTAAAAATTAACAAGGAAAGGAGTTACATTTTCAACTCTTGTTGCGAATGGTTGCTCCAACCAGTTAGTGTCATTATAATCAAGAGTGAGCATATTGCCCGTTCTACGGACACCAGCACCAAAGATACTGTTCCCAATGCCAAGTTGTAGATTAAATGATGTCGTATAGTGAGCAGGTCTAAGAATTTTCTTCTTAGGATCAACAGAATTTCTAATACCAATGCTATCATCTTGTGGAATTCTAGTTGAGAAATTATCAACAAAAATACCTGACTTAAATCTATTCAGACCATTCGTATCAGGAACGAACGTATTAAGTGTGGATTGCTCAAGATTATTCAATGAAGTATAGTACTCAAGATTCTTAACTCTTTGTTCAATCTTAGCGATATCCATCATCTGATATCGCTTGTGATCGATGAAGTTTAATCTGGCATCTTTTACATTATAAAGGTAAGCAGGCATAAAGATGTTAGCAATATTCAGACCATCAGAGACTGGTGCTGGAAGTTTGGGAACATCATCGGGAGAACCGGTTACGATAGAGAATGAACCGTACTTGTTAACATAAAGTCTATCTGCTCTTCCTAGATAATAATTATATGAGAGTGATAAAGATTCATCAGATGCCAGAACGTTCTTTGAACTATGCTGACCTCCATTAAAGTTTCTTCCGAAGAATTCAAGAGGAGATCTTGTACCAGCAGCGACACTGTAATTACTTACGCGAGGTCTAGCATCAACAATATCAGTTACTCTTCTACCATTAACAAGTGAGATTTCTTTAGAGTAATTAAAAGAATTATATGAATTTACCGTGGTGATATCTCCAGTATCTCCACTCTCATAATATGCATTAGAGAAATATACTTTAAGTTTTCTAGAGGGTGCGGGGAAATTACCTTTTCTAACAATTCTTGAGAAATCATAGAAAGAAGACCTTTGGCCTTTTGCCAAAGTGTAGTTTCTAGAAACATTTTTAGAACCAGCACTAATAGAAGAAATATTACCGGTAACCGTTGAATCAGCGAAACTGACAAGTTCACCGGGTTCAAATACAATATCATTCAAATAGATATAACCAATTGAATTATCTGTCAGTCTATCAATTAATCTAGCCTTTGATCCGCTGGTGCCACCCGTAATTATCTCCCCGATGATTAAATCATTTGTAGTTGCTGAAGGACCATTCATCGAAGAAATGGCAGCATTCGGAGACTGTGGATCAGTTGTTTCATTTGCCTCAAAAATACCATAGATGTCAATCACATCAGGCACATTAAGACTGATAGTAGAATCTTGTACTCTTGTTCCAAATGCGTATGCACCAAAAGACAAACCATCATTCAGAGTCGCAGTACCAACGCCAGATGCGCTGTTTGTTGACTTGTTAACAATAAGACTATTGTTTTGTTTTAACTTAATTTTTGATGTAATATTGGATTTTCTGACTGTAGCGATCAGTTTAGAATTAGGATCAGAACTACTTAATCCTTTAAGTTGGAGTTGTGTAGAACCAACAGTGAAAATAAACTTGTCAGAAGTTAACGCCTCTGTTGAACCATCTGATCTAATTAATGAATATCTTTCTTCATCAAAAGCGAGGAAGACTTCTTTAGTTGGATCATTAACTTGTATTACTTGAGAATCACCATTAGAGTCAATCTGAATATCAAAGTTATCTCTGATAATAAGATTACCATTTGAAATGTCAACCGATGCTACATTTTGCTTAGCAAAAGCACTAAACACTGAATCATTACTAGCAGCATTGCCAGTTCCTGTAGATCCCTGAAGTCTACTAATAGCAGTCGTTAGATCCGATAGAGAAGCATTAGTTGTCGGTGGGGAACCTTCACATACACCTGGAACAGTGGTTACACCAATGACAGTAGCATCAGCACCATTTACTCCAGTCACTCTAACGAGCGTTGGATCGTTGTTTTCGGCAACGGTAAATCTAAGTATGTTCCCCGCTGTAACAATTCCTACAAAACCACCAGCATTGAGTGATGGACTTGTGATTGTTGATACACCTGTATTGTCTCTTCCCGTGATTGAAGCGATACCAATAGAGATTCCCTGATGTTGTACTAAGTCAGCACTAAACGTTGTAGCTGCCCCTACACCATCTACAAATACAGATTTTACATCTGAAATAGTATGATTATCAATATTAGTGATAAATCTTGAATTATCAAGAACACCATTAAATTTAATTCTCTCTCCAAAAGTAAAATCGCCCTGCTTACTATATGCCGTCAGAGCGGTTCCAGCATTAACATCATATCTTAAAAACGCACTCGCTCCACTTGATTCGCCTTCAATGTGAATAGAGTTTGAAGCATTCAAAGTAATGCTAATATTGATATCAATGTCTGTATATGTTTGAACATCAAACATTGACAGGTCCCACAGGTTATCCTGTGGTAATGAGGTATTATATGAACCAGATTCTAGAACAAAATCATAAAGTCTAGCAACACCGATTTCTTCTCCAGGTGCTTCTGTAGCAATTCCACCAACTCTTTGATCTCTTAGACTTAAAATTGTAGATGTATCAAAACCTACTACGGGAGAACCATTAACATTATTAACTTCAATAGTTGGTCCAAAAGCAAAGTTTACTGCTTGGTTTTCAACTAAACGAGTTGTTCTGGGTTTTTCAACATCAATAATTGATGGAGATCTAACCTCAATCTCATATCCTTTGACATATGCCTTACCAGGAGATATCTTATAAATCATCATGTCATCAGTAGGATTATTACCATCACTGGTGACCTGACCTGGTTCGTAAATGCCTCGATTTCCTTCCTGATCGTTAAGTGCTTCTCGGACAGTAGTTACAAATTCTTTAATGTAGTAACTTCCAGACTCATCATAAGTTCTCTTTGCTAGTTCGTCTCCGATTAGATTATATTGAGTGTCTTGGGATTTTCTCCTTAAACTGCCATTTTGGACTTCCGCAAGTTGAATGAAGTTTTCTTCATCATAACTATTAAGATCTTTTTTAGATAGTGTAGCCGTAATGCTAAGTCTGTCAGCACCCGGAGCAGCAAAGTTATTAAAACCAGACGCATTATCCGTCAAAAGAGGGTCTGTATCGGAAGAAATTAATTGCTCTCTAATAGATAGACCAACTCTATAATTTGGATTCGTTCCATATTGATCGAGAATTAGCAGTTGAGAAGGAACAGTTACAAAATAACCCCGAATAAAGAAAACACCTTCCGAAACAACAAATGCTGAACCATCTGTGGTAGCATTTTCAACAATTGTATTAGCAAATCCTTCACCAGCAGCAATAAATGTGGTAGCATATGTGATTGCTTCTTCAACTTGAAGAACCTCATTATCAGAAAAGGTTTCTGTCGAATCGTCAGATGTGCTAGAATTTAAATAGTTTACATATAATGTATAATTTCCTCTTGATGACTCAGCATTAGTAATATATGTGATAACTTCGGCAGTGATGCCAGATTCTGCACCAGTAATTCTTTTTCCTAGTAATTCTTCGAGATATACACTTACAGGGATTCCAAGAAATTCAGGTTGAATTTGAACAGCGTGAAATGTAGGATTATAATTTGTAGATCCTGGAATGACAACAGTTCCCTCTTTAAAGAGATTTGTTCCCATTTTTTCAACCTGATCCTGAAGAATCGATTGAAGGTTATTTAACTCTCTTGCCTGAATAGGATAGGCAGGTTTGAAGAGTACCTTGTAGTAATTGTTGCGAGGATCAAAGTCGTCAAAATAAGGAGCAACATTGAGGTTAGTTTCCTGTGGCATAATTCTTTAGAACTGCAAGATAATCTTTACGTCTTCTTTCTGAGAGGAGGACCTAGTGACAGAAGGTCTATTATCAACGTGGATAATATTTCCAGAATACTTCTTGGACTCTGGTTGTGCCACTCCTTGAACAAAACTCTGACCAAGAAAGTATGTACGACTATTTATTACCGTACTTATACCTGGAGAAGCAGTGGTCCCGAAGTTGGTGTCAATACCAAGAATTTGTGAACCACCACGAATATCCAGTGAACCACCTGTTGCCGGATCTCCTGTAAATCTTAAAACTTCAAAACCATATGCGGGTGATACATTTGCGGTTCCGTCAGAATTGAATCCAGCATTGGTTCTATCTTGCCAATACTTAAGAACTCCAGTAACTTGATCGTATGAGATAACTCTACCAACGGCAGTTGAACCAACTCCAACCGTCTGTTCAATTTCAACGTCAGGAGTAAATGTAGAAGTCTGATACTGATTTCCAGCACTAGTTAATTTAAGAGCATATACGGCACTCGCTTTATCTTTTGTAAGGATAGTGCTTGAATCATTATCAAGAGGATTTTCAATCAAACCAATTCTAGCAAATTCATTACCAGTAATGAAGTCTGGGTTTTCCGTATCATTTTCAAATCTTGCATATGTAAGTACATTATATGCACCTAACTCACGGTAAATATCAGCACCATGACCACCATATGGTGGAATGATGACATCAAAAGTTGGAGAAGTTGTTCCTTTTGGAACTCTGCCAGTTAAATTTACTGTTCCATATGTGTAATCGGAACCACCTTTAGAAATCGTGACTGATTCAATTTTTGAATCATTATTAACAACAACCGTTGCTTCTGCTCCTCTCCCATCACCTTGAATAGGTACTCTTGTATATGTTCTTGCGGTTCCAAGACCGACACCACGACCTCGAACAGTTACAATCTTTAACTGACCACTAGTTGAGGCGTTCTGTCGTATTGGAGCATCGTCGCTGCTTGTTTCCCAGTTATTAGGTACAGGGATGTATGATGTAGAATCAAACTTAATCGCTTGACTTGGTTTGATAGTATATAGATACTTCCAAATATATCCATCACCACTGCTTCCTGCCGATCTTGGTTCTAAATCGGTGAAAGTAGGTTCATCAAGTGATGGACTTCCTTGATACCCATTTTCAGGATTGGAGTTATTAAACAGACAAATATAAACCCTATAATCAGAGTTCATTACATAATAATTAGCATCATAGATATCAAAAGTACCAGATGGTTGTGATGGGTTGTCCCTAGTAATATCATTCCTCCACATATCATATGTGGTTCCTGATGACCAAGTTGTTTTCCTGACAACCTGACTAATATCACTGCTAGAAATTTTCTTCATAGCAATCATATTATCCCAATAATCATTGGACTCATCCAAAGCATCCTTTGGAGAAGGAGGATTAATATTCCAATCCGACTGGTAATCGGAGGCATTGGGGAGACCAATAAAAGTATAATAAGAATTCGTGCTAGACTGAACGCCAGCGACAAAATTCTTCGCATTCAGAATTCTTAATTGATCTGTAATTATCGCTGCCATTTTGTTAGGACTTTTTTGTTATTTATAGGTATTATGTGATGGTATTTCTGTGCCAGAAAGTATTTAGTTAGACGTAGTTATTGAATTTAAGTGGATTGAATCTTGTCACCAGTGCTGATGTTGAAAGACCAGTAATTCCATCTTCACCATAGAAGTTAAATGTGCTAGGACTAATATTCCTAGAAACATTCATCTTACCCCAACTGAATCTACCAAAGTTAAAGGAAGAACTGATTCCACCTTGGTAGACAACAAATTCCTGACCATCAAACGTGTAAGCAGTTGAATCAAAGGTAAGGTTACTACCCATAGTAACGGTGCTAATGCTACCAACATTAGAGAAGACTCTTCTAATCGCAGTTGTTCCAACACCAACTACATTAACACTGATTGTCGTAACATTATCTACTTGATAAACGGTATCACAGAATGATGTTGTAATACCAAGGATAGTGGAATTGTCATTATACAGAGATTCAAGTGTTCCAGCAGCAGGTGTTCCAAGACCAATGTTTGATCTAGTAATAGTGTAATAATCGCCAGTAGAGATGCCACTAACTGTTTGTGCTGTGCCAACCAAATTAGGATTGCGAAGGTCGGAGTCTCCTGGAATGAAGAAGTCAAAGATTACTTGAGTCTGTGTTCCAAGTCCAGCGGTGAATGTGGTTGTTCCAAATCCAACGATGATGCCACTATCACCGATGTAGGAACTGACTGACATTTCCTCCTCAATGAGTTTGGGAGTTTCAATTAAGCAAACAGGGGGATTGGAATGAGTGTATCCAGAACCAGGATTGATAATTGATGCCGACAGCAGTTTGCCGTCTGAAGTCATTGTACCAATACCAGTTGCTCTGGAAGAAATACCACCTTCTGGGTTGGATACAATGATTGATACAGTAGAGAATCCTGTGTATCCATATCCTTGCTCAGTAATGCCAAATGACAGAACTCTGCCATCATTCGCAACAATAGCAGTCACTGATGCTCCAACAGGAGTATCTTGTGAATTCAGAGAAATCTTATTCTGGAATCCTCTAAGATTCTGCTCATTTTGAGCGTCATAAAGTGGTTTTACAGAATCAACATGAATTGTTGTTGTTCCAAGACCAACAGGTTGAATAATGAAAGAAGCAGGGAATATATTTGGTTCATAAGCGATTCTATCTTTACCAATCTCATCACCATTGATAATCTTATCAACGGTCTGCTTACACCAAGCAACCGGTCTCAGTAACGTTTTATCTGTAGTGACACCTGGAGAAACATATGAGTTAGTTTCTACAGTATCAAGTGTATTGATACCAACCACTGTTCTTGGATTCTGATCAAGTGTTACACCTTGACCTTTTGATGTATCATTATTAAGTTTAAGAGTATCGCCAACCTTTACAGTTTCCTCAATATCGGTAAATACAACATCAACATCACCATTTCCTCTGTAGAACAAAATTTTAGAGGTATCACCTGTTTGAGCAGAACCAACTGGTCCTTTTGGTGGTTCACTAAATGTAATTAAACTACCACCTTCAAATATATAACCTTCATTTGGTTTTTGGAGGATATCATTGATGAATACGAGCAATGTTTGTTCAATTTCAATATTTGAACCAGCAGCTGCTTTAATAGAAACTGGATTTTCGTTCAATAGCAGTTTAAATGATTTTTGAATTCCATCAAACTCTAAGTCAAGTCTATCAAATACTTGGAATTCTCCAATTGACCATCCATTAAACTGATCGCTATATGTCCTATCAATTGTAAGTTGGAATTCATCATATGTAAGTGACGTATTAGTTGGAATGCCAGTCAAACCACCAATATTAATAGTAAGAATATCTCCTTGGCGATATCCATAACCTTGATCATTAAGTTGAAAATCAATCACACTAGATCCTTGACCAACCACAATATCAATAGTTGCTTCAGCGCCAGTCTGTGAAGGACTAGAAGCACTGTAAATCAAAGGAACATTGACATATGACAGAGGATCATCAAATACGACAACTGGTGGGTTAGTGAATGTGTAACCTACACCAGGATTAGTAACGGCAACGCTTACAATATTACCACCTTGAATGGTAGCAGTACCAATATTAAGCAGATTAGGAAGAACACCACTGTAAGTCTGAACACCAACATTTACGACTGTGTTGATGCCTACTCGGTATCCAGAACCACTGTTTCCAATGCTGATAGATTGAACAGTACCAGCAGCAGAGATAACGGCAGTTCCTCCTGCTGCTACAAGTGGTTGATATCCAAATCCACCAGTCGAACCAACTGAAATGAATCTACCACCAACAGGAAGTGAAGAACTGTTTGGGTCATAACCCTGATTTACACGTTCGCCTGTGAATACGATAGAACTGACTCCAACACTTTCTTCAACATTATAATCACCAGGGAACGCTTGAATGCCCTGGTTTAACTGATAAATGCCATTGACCAATATGACTGTACTGGTATCAATACCAGATACGTTATTTCCTTCACTTGTAAGAGTATAAGTTTTGCCAACACCAGTAAATCTGTCAGTAATGTCATCAAAAATATGATTACTATGATATGTTTCCTCTGTGGATCCAATAGCACCACGTTTCATAAATGTTCTTCCTTGGAACATTGAACTGGTTGTAATTCCAGTCCAATCTCTTTCATTGGGATTTCCAGTGGTTGTACTCAAAGGATTATTACCAAAAGGTGCTTCGACAAAATTGATCAAATTATCTGTAATATTATAATTGCCAGTAAACTTGACGATACTGGCACCTACTGAATGAACTCCAAGCGCAGATCCTAATTTTGCTCTGTCAACAAGAATGGAATCAGTATTTCCAATACCAATACCTTCTATCTTCATATACTCATCATCAATCTTGATAATATCACCTGATATGAAGGATGTAACACCAGTAGTAGCAAATACAGTATCGAAGACAATATTATTATCAAGTTCAGTTGTAATGTCAGTTTTAGCAATTGGGGATTGGATAATGTTATCAATTGCCAGCAATGCCTTAGTATTTTGTTTTTTGGCGTTTTAGACTCATTATCTTTAATAACGAATAGATTTTGAGGAAGTTTGGTCGTAGCACCAATCCCTGGGAATGTCGTGTTGGCAATTTGAATTGCCATAGTTGCGCCAGTTCCCGGATGACCATATTCGACTTCTTCACCACTTACAAAGTAATGATTGGGAAGTGTGATCTGATCGGTGCTGGTATTGACAATCGTTGTATTTGTACCATCAAATACTCTTCTGAAGATATTCAGACCATCGTGCTTAAGTTCAAATGCTGTTTTAACATCAAGAAGAGTTCCTTCATATTGGTCATGATCAGTAGTAATCTGAACATTATCTAAATTAATGACTCCTGCTCTCTGATTAACGCCATCATAAATCATCATCTCGGTGAAGTAAGACCTTACTTCAACATCAATTCCTGCCTCTGGTGTGTATACTACATTGATGCCTCCGTCAACATTCGTTGTTACTCCAACTGTTCCAATATGACCACTAGTTTCAAGATTAGCAAATTCAACATAACACTCATTAGATGAAGAGTTGAGAGCAGCAAACTCAAACATTTCATATCTGTTGTTTGTATTGTCTTCTACAGTAAAGATATAGTATCCTGACTCAGATGGTGGTATGTAAGAGGCAACAATGTTTTGAGTTGGAGAACCAGAAGCAGAAATGCTACTATAAGAAGATCCAACTCTAGAAACATCAAGAAGTTCGTTTCCAATAGTTGTATTAGTATCAGAAATTAAAATAGATGCAGTTGTACATGTCATTGCGACACTAACACTTGAATTGGGGGTAAATTCAACAATTACATTACTACCAGAAATTCTAGAATCGAATGTACCAAACCCAACACCAGTTAGACCCTGAACTTCACCAATAGAATTAGACTCTACTTGATAGCATTCAGTGCCGTCATGAATAATATTAAGTTCAGCGCCATATTTACTATCATTTTCAGCATCAAACAAAGCAATAATTTTTGCTGCTCTGTATGTTGTGCCGAAAGATACGATTGAAGTTTTCGTATTAGCAGCAATTGGTTGATATCCGCCGACCGTATATGCTACATCCCCATGAGCATCTACTCCTGTTGTTGTTATTCCAGAAAGAATATTGATGGCCGATGTTGAGGTGCTATAGACATTTTTCTCAAATTTGACTGGATAGAAAAGTAAATTCCAACCGGTTGAAGTGACTCCATAATCAAAATATCCAAGATAGGGATAAGACTCAATTGACGCATACTGAGAAATATATCCAATTCCATTATCTTGAAGCACACTGACAATAGCAAATTGTCTTTCATCGGTAAATGTCGCATCTTTTACATGAGTGAAAATTTTGTTGTAGTTGTAATCTAAACCATATACGGCAATAACTTCAAAGGGTGTCGTTCTAGCATTACTGTTGAACTGACCACTTATGTCATCAATTTCTAAAACCCTGTTTCCGATAGATTCAAGGAAATCTGTCAGAATTCTATTTTGAAATATAATTTCATTTGAGATATAGATGTCATCAATGAAGGTGCCCTCTTCAGACGCTACATCAAAATCTTGATAGCAGTTTAGGTCTACGACGCTACTGATATCAACAATATTTTCAATATTACTGTCTTGAGTGGATACAATGGCAGATATATTTTGAGGTGCTTGACTATAAACCTGCAGATCAGCAAATTTTCTAAATCCAGCAGTATGGGTCATATGACTCACAGGATCATTCCAAGTATCAAGATCAATTTCAGAAGAGATGGAATATGAGAGATCTTGATAGTACTCATTATCAGCAATTCTTTGAAGATTGTCATTCAAGAATCCTGTAGACTTCTGCCATCCTTCATAGATTGTTGCTCCCGCACCAATTTGAAGAGTAGCGTCAAATAAGGTTGATATTTCAACAGAACCAACTGACCCAGAAGTAAATCCTCTAATAAAATCACCAGGAGAAATGACACCCTGAACAGTTGCCTTTAAAATCTCATTATTTGGATTATAATCTTGAACTCTACCTTTAAATCGGTCTCCAGCGATTCTTTCACCCTTCAAAAATAGATTTTTGATGAGAACGGGATTAAAGATTGGGAAATGAGTTTCTGGGATTACTTTGCCAATTGAATCAGTGCTATAATTTCCTGGGAATCCATTATTTCCTAACTGCTCAGTCATGTCATACTCAACCCAAGCACCAGAGCCACCAGCATTAGTATTAACGCCAGATACAGCAAATAATGTGTAATTATAGTCTTTGGAATTATATCCAGATCCGGTTGACCCTACACCTACACTGATATTCTCAACTAAAATATTCTTGCTTACTTCAAAGGGGTATTCAGCATTTGATGAGAATTGATGATTCAGGAAGAGTCTTACAACTTTATTTGAATCGTTATAAGTTATAGATGAGATTGAATATCCATTTGAGTTATTAACTGTAACAAATCTAGGTGGAACGTAGTAAGCATTAGTTGTATTCTTGAGAATACTCACTTCTGTATCGCCAAGATTATATTCAAGTTCAACATCCAATCTCTTATTGGTTATTCCATCAAAAACGATGATATCTGGAGATGTCAGATAGTTAACACCCGAAGAAGTAATTCCGATCGACTTAAATGATGAAAGAGGTTCTAATTTGATAACTTCTGGTATGCCAGCAATAGCATTTAGAGTCGGGTCTGACGCATAATCAAATCCGATGTTTTTGGAAATAAATCTAGATTCTAGAAGTTTTCCAATATTATCACTTGATGCTTCAACTAGACCATCTGTGCCAAGTCCGCTTCTAATATATGATATTGAGGGTACAGATTTGTATCCAAATCCACTGTTAACAATTTTTACAGAATTAATAGCACCAAAAGCATTCTTGGATGGGGTTGTATATGAAGACTCAGCATTTGTTGACCCATATGATACAATATCAGGGATATTGGGAACAACGTAAGTAAATGTGGTTGAACCTATTGATGAAAGTCTATAAGAACCGTCTATGGAAGTCTTGACTACATCAATTTGATTGTATGCCTTAACATCCCCATCAATGACGATTTCATTTTTTACCGAAGGAATAATAGAATCATTAATCGTATCAAATTTATACCATAGAACTGATGGGAGATCATCAGTCACGCTAATTGTCATATTAGCAGTAGTCGTAATGCCTACTTGACCGGAAGAGGATACTTCAAAAGTATCAGTCTCTCCAGATGTTAAGAATCTATCGTTAAATTCAATATCTCTAAACATCTGCATCTCAAAGGCAGGATATCTAACACCACTTGATACAAATGATAGTGATGGGTCAGATAAATCAAATTTCAGGGTATTTTTTCTATTAACTTGAATCAGTGGGTTAACTCTTGAAAGAGTTCCAGTTGATGTGGATGTTAAATTGATAAAAGGTGGTTCTAAAAGATTTAAGTCAGATTTATTATGAACAAATTTAATTTCTGTAGCAGAATATACATAGACAAAATATAATCCCTTGTTTACAAGACCACCAACCGGAGAGGTAGAGGTATAAACTACTTTATCTCCCGTTTTAAATTGATTTTTAGTAAATGATATTGTATTGTCTAATAGATTTACGTCCCCAGCAACAAAATTAACAGGATCAAATACCATCCTTCTATTGTGGTCGTCATATTTTACTTTTACACTAATCTGATTGGTTGGTTTTAAATCAAATACTACATTATCAAGATATGATAGACCATGAGTTCCCGCTGTAGATACTGTTACTTCATTTCTAGATGCAGTGGACGTGACGACATTTACTAAATCAGTTTTAAAACTATGATTATCACCAGTTCCGACTCCAACAAGGTAAAGGAGACCGGCATCTGTGTTTACACCGACAAACTTACCACCACTATTGAGACCACAGATATTTGAACTAATTCCAACTGTATTAGTAGTCAGAGGAATAGCAAAGAGTGTTGAGATTCCTGTCAGACTGCTGACTGGTGTTCCATTGATACCATCCCAATAAGTGATAGATGAACCACCGTTGATATTATATCTAATTTTGTCATTTAACTTCAATCCGTGATTTGGTAAGAAGAGAGATCTTGGTTCAACAAATACTTGTGTAACTCCTGCTCCTGGATTAGAAATTGTGAGGGTAACACCAATACCTGTACCTGTTGTAGATCCGATACCAACTGCTTCAGATGGTGTGAAATACAGTTCTTTATTGAAGAACAAAACTCTTGTTGTGCTAGCAGCTCCAATATTGGCAGTAAATCTTCTGGGATCAGAAGTAAGAATAGATGTAGCAGTATGTGCCGACGATACTGTTCCATCCTGCTTTCTGGCAACTCTTAAACGATTTGGTTCAATATTAAGAACCTTAACTCTTTCACTTCCAATCTCAAGAATGTCATTTATGACAAGAGTTGGATATTGTGTAGGACCAGATACTGGAATAAAAGTATTAATTCCAGTAACGGTAGAATCGCTTATATTATCTGTTAAAACAAAGGTATTAGTGGTTACACCAACTCTATACTTACCATCAAATTGATCAAAATATTTAGATGTACTATTAAATGTAAGAACATCATCATTCTTGAATCCATGTGGTGCTGAAGACATTCCAATAAATTGTTGTCTAGACTGGAATGGTATGAATTCAATATTAGATACAGAACTGGTGGCAATACTAACGTTATTAACTAATTTACCCTGAACTCTAGATACGGATGCTCTGGCGGACCCATTAAGGTAGATGTTGTCAGAAACCCTATAATTAGTTCCACCTGTTACAATGCCAATATTGTCTATACTACCAGATGTGGTAGATACAATTTTCATTGTGGGAGCATTAACCCTATTGGGATTGAAAATATATTTGTAGTCACCATGATTGCCATCAAGATTGTAGAAACTAGTATTTCTTAACCAATCGTAGTTTCCAATACCATAATCTAATTGATTTGACGACTTTCTAAAATTAAAGTTATTTGGTTTAGACTTAAATGATGGACCAACCAAATATGGGAATGATGGTCTCTTAAACTTATCAAATGGTCCACTAGTATCAACGGTTTGTTCAAATGTGGCAAAATAAGCATACACACCATCTGGGTAGTCTGGTGTTACGCAAATTCTACCATTATGCTCGTCAAGATCTCCCGTTCCCCTATAGACATAATCTTCTACAAAGAATCCTTCTCTAAAATTTGATTCAGAAGGTCTTTGTGCTTGACTAGTTACAAGTTGATAACCAGAAATCATTTGCTTTACATTACCACCTTTGGCATTGGCATAACCAAAAGGTCCGTAAATTGGGTTTCCATCATATGCCCATCCGATAATTGGAGAGTGCTCAAGTGAGGACACTTCAATTCCATTTTCTTTTACTAGGTCTTGAGAACCGTAAATCGAATTTCCATTTGCATCAATGGAACTCATTGATTCTCTCAATTTACGAGAAGCATAAACGTGAGAATATTGTAATGAGGAAGAATCTAAATTATCATCAAGGAATCCATCATCATCATTAATATTATTAAAGTCGTTAGCAAATGTATCAATATTCCATTCATTGATATTTGCTTCTACAGTAGAACCCCTACCAGAGGGCACCACCAGCAAAGAAATATTACCCTGATTATATCCTACACCCCCACTAATAATCTTTACTGATTCAAACGAACCATCATTAATAACTGGGGTCAATTTAGCGAAACTTCCGACACCAACAATTTGAAGATCTGGTGGTGAATTATAACCAGTTCCAGGATTTTGAATGATTATATCAATGATTTTACCATTTGATACAACTGGAAACAATTGAGCACCGGTTCCACTCTCAATATTGATTTTTGGTTGTCTATTGAAATTTACAATTGTGGATGATCCATATCCAATACCTTTGCTTATAACATCGGCAGATGTGATAGAACCTCTGAATACTGGTGTTACCTTACAGGTAAAATCTTGATTAGTTAAACTATTAACACCAACTGTGCCTTCAATAGACATATTAATTGGTTCATAATTAAATGAACCATTTCCTGTTGAGGCAATACTTACTGCAATGTTATTATTAAAGTAATAGTTCTTACTAGTGCCACCAGAACCAACTTCAT